TCCTCGCTTACTTCCGCATTTACATTAAACAGCGTGGAAGCGTCCACCTCGTTAAAACGGGCGGTTACAACCTTGTTTTCTACCGGATTGGTGGAATCTAAGGACAAAGTTTCGTCCACTTCCAGGATATCCACGTTTACATTCACATTACCGGCCGCGTCCGGCGTCTGCTTCTCGCCGTTTACCGTTACACTCTTTACCGTTCCTTTGCCGCCGAACTCTTCCCAGCTCGCCTCCTGATCCCAGACAGCCGGATCGGTTCCGGTAAATTGCCACGTCTCCCATTTACCGAGCGATGTTTCAAAGGTGATAACACGCCCCCGGCCGCGTTGTTTTTCCGGTACCGCGGCAATGGCGGAAGCAAGAGTATAGAAACCTTCTGCAAGTGGTATGTTACCGGTTACGTTATAAGTATTCCCGCCGGCCGAACCGCCGCTGCCGAAATCCTCCCACTTTTCGACATTTTCAAAATCCGTGTCCGGATTACCTCTAAATTGTTTCGTCACCCAGCCGTCGGCAGTAAGAAAAGAAAGGATTACACCGTTTTTCCGTACATTGTTAATCTTTCCCGCCGTTTTCAATGTTGCAAATACCCCCGACAGATCACTATAAACGGTACCGGCGTTCAAAAGGTTGTTTACATTGGTAAAGGTGGAAGACAGACGCCCGTCCGTTTCCTGTAACCCCTGTTTCATTTTGTCACGGTCTATCTGCAATGTGCTTATGTCATCGGAACAACTGGTTATATCCTGGGACAAACTTTTCAGTTTTCCCCAAAGGGAACCGTCTTCACTCTCCGAACCGTCTTCACTGCCGATACGGGCGTTAATATCAGCCAGCAATGCGGCAAGCGAATCACTGTCTTTAAGCCCGTTCAGAAAATTAAGAATCTCGTTAAAGTTGTCGATTGCCTGCGAAGCGTTGTTACCGACAAGTCGGTCGATACGTAAAGAAACGGCGTCTATAGCCTTCTGTAATGCTGCATCGGCGGCAATGCGGGCGGTTTCCTCCGCCTCGACTTCCTTACCCTGGGAAACCAGTTTCAGGTGTTCGTTCAAGAAGCCAAGAACCGCCGCCACCATTTGGTTAGTAACGCTTTCCGCGTCCTCCGCGGTTTCAATGACTATAATAAGATCATCGATATACTCCTGTGTTGCCATATAGATACATTAATTAAATTGTTTACTAAACTCTTTGGAATGAACCCTCGGTTTCCGGTAGCCGCTTTCCGTAATTTCTCCCGTCCAGTTGGACTCTTTGTCGGCAAACATGAGTTTTAACGTCACGTTCTGCGGTGCGTCCGGACGGACACGGTAAGAAAACTCTTCCGCCGAAGGAATGACTTTTATTTCTTCCCGGCCGTAACCTGCCAGGTAAACATCATCAGAGGAAAGCAGATCAAGAAGAAAACGTATTTCCTGCGGGCGTTTGAATCCCGTCTTAATCGTTACAGCTTCCTGTATCTCCGTCCGTATGCGATCCGAATAATAATCATCGGTAATTTCATCGTAACGCCGGAAAACAGCGTCTTCGTCTTCATCCATGCTGGGAGTTACGCTTGCCTCGCCTTCCAGGGAAAACACTTCGTAAGTCCCGTAACTGTTCAGGAACCGGAGCCGGTAACGCTCGCGAACCGTCGGGCTTTGTTCGATCCCGATCCGGAGAGCAAACGTATCACCGCTATACACGTCAAAAAGGTTAGCCAGTACCCCGTAATCGGTAAAGAATTTAAGTCTTACGGCCTCCAGGTTCAAGGCGTAGAAATTCCCTGCCGTACCTGGTACTGCAAGGCTTTGACCGGTAAGAAGTTCCGTTATTTTCAGTTCGTGTCCCGGATAGATGAAACAGAGCGGGTAAAGTTCCGTCTCGCGCATCGTTATACGCCAGTCATTGCTCCGGGTGGTAAAAAAGAAATTGCAGGATTCATTCAAGAACTTCAAAGAAAATATATCAGTCCCCATATTTCGAAGACGTTTAAACTCTTTCTTGGAAATTCCCCCTTTCCAGGCTGTAAAAGACAGGTTATATTCTTCTTCCCCCTCATTAACCACATGTATAGTTACTTTGGCCGACAAACCGGAAACGGCAAGCAGAGGATCCGTATTATCCGGTAAAATCTGTGTACTTGCTATTCCGGTTTCGACAATCTCGGCTATATTAACACGAAATTCCCCGATTCCGTTTCCTTTGAAAATTTCCTCATTATTCATTCTGATACTGTATGTTGCCATAGAATAGGATGATACAGACAGAAAAATAGGATTACGCGTAAAGGCATTTCCCGTCGGATATATGTTCACCTTTAAAGCTTCGTCGCTGGCACTCATTGTATTGCTGTTTTGGTTACGATAAAACTTCCGATTAACTCATGCTGCGCCTCCAGAGAGGATATAAAGCGGTCCCTGGCAGCCGAAGGGTTTACCATAAACTTATAAAAGTCCGTAAGCCGGCCCGTATGGTTTTCCTTCCAGAAATTATAAAGCTCCGTTACCTGGGTGGTACACGGGGCAAGTACGATGTTATTCTGCTTTTCCATGGTGCAAAAGTTGGGTTTATGAAAGGAAGAATAAAGGACGGAATTAACCGGAATATACAATAGAGATGAACTCCCCTATATACGAAAGGGTATATGTATGGTCAAAAGTTCCGGTAGTTGCTTCCGGATCATCTTGTATATAATTTATATTCACTCTTAACTGGAACTGATAATTCCGTGTTAACGTATCATTTTCAGAAGTGGGCGGATTTTCTATTATATAATCATCCGTACCGGGATTTATAAAACCGTCCGTTATGGTCCAAAAACGGTCATTAACAATGGTATATCCCGAATTTCTAAAATCATCCAATATTTCCTGCTTTTTATTTTTTTGTACTTCCGCCTGGGTATTACGAACCAGTTTCCAAACATATAAAGTACTGCCGAAATCTTTAATATAATGTTCTTCATCAAGATTTAAGGGAGCTATTAACCGAAGTGTTCTCAGTGTCAGATCAACAGGTACATTCTTATTCGCTGGAAGTGAATAAGAAAATCCGTCAAAAAGCAAATACTGGCCCCGCAGGGCTACAGGTGTCAATATATCCATACCCATAAGCTGGTGGACCGGTAACAGAACATTCGCTTCTACCTGGTTGAAAGAGTGTCTTATTATAGCATCATATTTTTTCCAGAAGTTTATAAACAGGCCGTTTTTATATTGAAACAAAAGTGATATCGTATGTTTACTTCCGTCTTTTAATACGACTTCCTCACCCTCGGAAGTATAGGGTAGTACGGAACCGAAAGGATATTTACTATTCTGTGAGGATGTAAAAGCAAACACAAACGATAAGGGCGTTTCTACTTTTTCCGAATCTTCATCATCATTATTGGAGGATGTTTTAAGATATGTATAACGGTGAACGTAATCGGCCAGATATTGAGGGGAAAGAATATCATTCGGGGCAAAATCCATTGGAACGCATTCGTCGTCGCTTGTTAATTCGTTATCTTCGATATTGTCGGTTTTCCGATCCCAGGAAAAGAAACTCGATGAAGAATAAGTAAGGCGTTTGTTGTCTTCATCCCATTTGAACCACCGCCCCGTCGTTTCCTCATAATTTAGATGTATCACCCTTTTGGTAATGTCAACTTTCGCCAGTCTGGCCACTTCCTGATCCTTTAAATAGTCTTCAAACCGTTCAACAGAGGGAGCCGCACCGGTAAAGGAAGTCTTGGCCGATAACTTCATTTGCCGGGCCGTTTCGTAAGTTATTAAAGGTTCGTCCGTCAGGCTACGGGACAAATCAATGTCCGGAACATCATCCACAATATCCCGGATCAGTCTTAACGTGGCTGTTTTCGTATCGGAAGAAACATTATAAACCAGTCCGAAACGCACATGCAAGGCGTTTAAAAAATCCTCTACTGTGCAATCCGGCATCAAATCGGCATAAGAAAGTTTTCCTTTAACACAACAGTCGGCAGCATTATTCAATATTACCAGGTTAGAAAGTTCCTTGTTCGTCTTAAAAGGATTTTCGGTTATGGTATATCCAAATTCGGAAAAAACAAGTTCCAGCACACGCCATACATATAAAAAAGCCGTTACGCCGTAACCTTCCGGAAGTGTTACGGCAGTCGGAGTACCATTTACCAAAAAAGTTTCTGTTCTTGCTTGATAACGTAACCGATAAACTTTGCTTCCTTCTGAAACAGGTGTGATATAATTCAGGTATTTGGGGTAAGACTGGTTATCTTTTGAATCGTTACCGGTCATAATCTGAAATACGGCATAATCAGCCTGATAACCTCCCAATACTTGTTGCAAATGCACACAAAGAGAATTAACGCTGTTATACTCCTTCACTGGTAATGTAATAGCATTTAATTTTTTTGCTTTCCATGCGCTGTAGGCTTCCGAATTGTCAAAGCCGATATTAAGGGTAATACCTTCTTTTTTACCGGCGGAAACAATATTTATCTTCCCGGTACGTTTATATGCTCCGTCCAATATCGTACATGCCTGATCTTCATTCATCGGCTTTATACCCATGTCGAGACGGTGAGCAAAACCGGTTATTTTAGCATTGTTGCCGGTACATGGAACCGTAACCGGTACGGTTTGCGATCCCCGGTCGTTCATGACAGGGGATTTTTCATCAATCTGTACGGTAAAGTTACCCCCTAAATCCAGATAACCTTTGTTCGTCTTAATCTTTAGCATAATGATTACTTATTTTCCGCGTGTAAAGGTGTCGCGGGCGTTATCTATAGTTTCTTTGGCCTTCTCCAAATCCTGATAAACGATATAGGCCTTTATCAATTTGATAGCCTCACAGGAGGCGCGCAGCTCCTTTGCCGCTTCCAAGAACTCCCGGTAGGAAGAATCCCCTGCATAAGAGGTAACGTAACCGCCTTCCGCATATTCACCCGGATTCTGTGGCAACGGGTTCGCATTGGTACGCTGCCGCCTGATCGCTTCGATAGTGCTAACAGCGTCGATTACTTTAGGATTATTCATTTCCGGCTGTGGTACCACATATTCTCCCTTATGAACAACGCCGGCCACTTCATAACGCCCACCGGGACCAGTGTAACCACCTTCCGAATATCCACCACCGGAAGAACCGGAAACAACACGTTCAGCCGTGGCGGTCTTGCTGCCGGTAGTGTTTTTCAGGGACATGTTTTTAATTCTGTCCCGTTCTGCTTTGGCCGATGCAAGCTGGGCCACACCGGTAGCCGCAAGCATTACTGCAGCAACGGTTCCAGCGATCGGCCCGAGGTCCGCGTACGCCTTCATAATCGAAACGGCCGTATCTGCTATGATCTGGGAACACTTGATAGCAAAGTTTACATCCGCATACTTCTTTTGAATTTCCAGTTTCTTATTTTCCTTCTCTTCTTCCAGGGCGGCAGTATCTTCCCCGTTGTTCTCGGCTTCCTGTATGAGAACATCGTATTTTGCCTCCACTTGGTCGATTTCGGCCTGTTGAATAGCTTCCACCATGGAAGAGGAAAGGCCGGAATAATAGTCAAAGTATTTTTTAGCGTTATTCATCTGCATTTGCAGCTTTTTACGCTGGTATGTCTTTTCGTCTATTAATTCCTGATCGTGCAGATTCTTTAACAGGGCCAGTTCATTCTGGTATTCCTGTGCCCATGATACGCCGATCTGGGATTGAATCTGATATAAACTATTCTGATAATCAAATTCAAGCTGGCTAATTTCCTGCTGTTTCTGTTTCTCCAAACCAACGGTAGAAATCCCCGCCTGTCTCGCTATCTCAATTATGGCATTATAAGTAGTTTCTACATCCTGAACCTGCTTCCGGTATGCCTCCTGCATACCGGTTATTCCTATCGGAACGGAAGTTATTTCACGTACTTTTTGAGCAATGGCCGCCTGGTCACGTAGTAGCTGCATCTCGGTTTCACGCACGGCGTCGGCCGCTTCCGTAACAGTATCTATACGTTTTTGTTTACTGGTGATCTCCAGAGCGTTTACATCATCCAGGTAAGTACGGTTTATCTCCAGGAGTTCTGCGGCGTGCTCCGCTTCAACTTTCAACATATAGGCGTCGGCGGCTTCCTGCGTGATACTCCGGTTTAATACTGCTTTTTCCATGGTGTCCTTCTGGACGTTGTAATAGGCGGTTTCAATCTTTAACCGTTCGTCCCGTTTCTCCTGTACCAGTTTTATACGGGCGTCCTCCTGCTTGCCGGTTTCCGTAAAAATGGCCGTCTGTGCTTCTGTTTCGAGCTTGTGGATTTCATCGAGTAACTTCTTCTTCTGGGCCGGTGTTTTTGCTTCCAGCTTCTGGAGTGCGTCGATACGTTCCCGGTAATAGCGAAGGTTTTCCGCTGTTCCTTCGAGAATGTATTGGGCTTCCGTCTTATTTTCCTTTTCCCGGTTCTCTTTGATTAGAAGCATACGTTTTTCATGCTCGATCTCCAGAGGTTTTAATGTAGCGTCCGTTTCTGTATTTTTATACTCCCCGGCTGCCGCTTTCTTTTTGACCTTCCCCAGTTCGTTTAAACGTTTTATTTCGGTGTCGATACGTTCTATTTCCTTGTTTTTCTTGGCGATATTCGCTTCGCTGTCTTCCGTCCACTGTTCCTGAACCTTTTTCTTTTCGGCCTCCAGTTTCTTTATAAGGGATGTTTCAGTATTTATATTTTCTTTATTGGTTCCGGTTAATGAAGTGGCCGTCGCCTCTGTTCTTAAGATATCATTATTGATCTGGGCGATTGCTGATTCTATACCGGCCAAATCCTTCTGTGTTGTTTGTAGAGCTTTCAACTGGTTAGTCTCTTTTTCTGTACCAAATAAACGGCTTATTTTAGCGGTAAGACTGTTCCGGTTATATCCTGACAATGTATTTTGCTGGCGGGTGTCCCAGTAAGCGTCGCTTTGCTCTGATTCCTGGCTTTCAAGATTCCTTTTTTTCTTGTACAATTCTTCCAGTTCCTCCTGGTAAGCTTTCAACTTGATTTGTTTTTCCAAGGAAACTAAATATTGATCTATGGCCTCCTTGTTGTTGTTTATGAGCCTGCCTTCTTCATTCAATTCCGCATTATAATCCGGTATCAGTTCTTTTAATTCCGCAAGCCTTTGTTTACGGGTGTAGTTGGAAAGGTTCTCGTCATTAATAGCAGCTACAAGAGTTTTTATTTTTGCTTCCTGGCTGGCATATTCTTCATTCACTTTCTTTACGACTTCCTGGTGGGCCTTCATCGCCGCCGAAGCCTGTTCCGTCTTCTTTGCAAGCTGGTAGATAGCAACACCGGCTGCCACGAGTAACGCGAGCAGGGCCGTATATGGATTCTTCAAAAGTTCGATCCTCATTAACCGGAGTGCAGCGGTACATCTGGTAGTATTCTTGTGTAATAGTGCCTGGGCTGCCGCATAAGTCAGAGTAGCCGCCCGGCTGATATAAAGCTGTACGGCGTGCGCTTTCTCTGCAACGACCGAAGCAAGGGTCGCCGTTTTAAAACGGGCGTGCCACATGGTAGCGATTTTCAGTCCTCCATAGTAAGAAACCAAATAAGCGGTAACGGTATAAGTGACAACACCCCATTTATTAAACATGTCAATCATACCTCCCACACCTTCCACCATAAGCGTAACAAGGTCTATTAAATCCCGGAGAATACCCTTTGATTCATAGAAACGTAAAACTACCCCTTCGATAGTTGAACTTAGCCGGTTTAATGCACCTTGAACGTTATCACCCATTTCTTCGGACATAGCATTAAAGGCATCTTCTGCACCTGTCACCGCGTCGCAAAGTGCCAGCACGGTATCGGTACCGTTAAGGAAAGTGTTAAACGCTGCAACGGAACGTTTATCGGTCAGTTCAAGGGCCTTGTTCAAGTCTATTCCTTCACTGTTCAGTTTTTTAAGTCCCTTTATCAGATCATCCAGGTTATTAACCGGACCGCCAAGAGCAAGCGCGAGTTTGCCGCTACTGTCAGCCAGGTTAAGCAAAATATTACGTGTTGCCGTCGCTGCCGATGAAGCATCGAAACCGCTGTTTGCCAAAGCTCCCAAAAGGGCGGTCGTTTCCTCGATTGTGAATCCGAAAGAATTAGCAACCGGGCCGACGGTAGACATTGCACTATTCAGATATTCAAAATTCAAGGCCGAAGACGTTGTACCTATTGCCATGGTAGAAAGTGCCCGTTCCGTATCTTCCGCATCAAGGTTGAAAATACGCAATGTTGCACCGGCAAGCGTAGCAGCCGAGGCAAGATCCGTGTCCACCGCCTTGGCGAATTTCAGTACGGAAGGCGTCATCGCTTTAATATCCTCTTTGAAAAATCCCAGCTTGGCAAGCTCTATCTGAAGTGCCGTTACCTGTGCGGCCGTATAAGAAGTAGTAGCACCCAGCCGGCGTGCTTCATCCGTTAAATCTTTAATACTCTTTTTCGTAGTTCCCAGGATAGCGGCCAAAGTACTGTTTTTCTTCTCGAACTCTATAATAGTACTGATCGCATCCCTTAGCCCGCCGACAATCTGCCCGGTTATCATTGCGCCGATAGTGACAAACACACCAGCCAGAACCGTTTTTATCTTATTCAGGGAAAGAAGGGAGCCGCCGAAACCTTCCGCCTTTTTCGTGGCCTGCCCGTATGCTTTCTCAACTTCTTTCAGTTCCTTCTCCAGGGCGGCATATTTTTCCGGCTGCAAAGACTTCACCGTATCGCGAAGTTCTTTCCGCAAGGCGTTTGCCTTCCTTGCCAGCTGGTTGGCACTCATGGTGGTTTTATCCAGCCGTTTCTCACATTCGGCAATCTTCTTGTTATTCTCGGATATAGCCTTATTATTGGCATTTAATCTATCCGTAAGATTCTTCCACTGTTTACCGCCAGCCTTACCGGTAGCAATAAGCTCGGTCATTTTCTTTTTAAGGTCCTTATTGCTGTCCCGAAGTTCTTTGTTCTTCTCCGAAAGATTATGTATTTCCTTCTGCGCATCGGAGGCGTTCAGGGTTAACACCCATTCGATATAGTCAGGTTTTAATTTTGCCATAAGAGTAAATTTTATAAGGCAAAATTATCCTGGTGTAAAGTGGCGGAAAAGGACATAAAAAAAGCCCGTAGAACCATTCTACAGGCTTATTATACTAAGAAGAAAGTATTTTATCTCTTAAATGTAAAATCCGAAGGATCAAAATATCCTTTATCCTTAATTGTTGCCCGATCAAACATCCGGCAAACGTACCAAGTTAAAGGTACTGATATAAGAGGCGTCACGATAAAGGAAAGAAAGGCAAAAGCAAGCCACCCGGATAAAGTAGCCGGTTTATGCTTACATCCTACGAAAAAAGCTATTACCAGGAAAAAGCCGATCAGAAATAAAATATCTTCATATGTCATATAATTACTATAAGATACAAGTAATAAATAATTGGAAATAAGCCCGCCCGAATTGGGCCGGGCTTAATTGATATATCATTTCTCACGAAATAATACATCGGGTGTATTAAGTTCTTTTTTATGAAGTATAATAGAAACCTTATAACAGGTTGTATTATCAAAATTGAGCGGAAACTAATTCATTTCCTATTTTCTTTATTGCTATCCTTATTTTATCATACTGTTTTTCACCGACATTCGCCACTCCGGACGCATACTGACGCATAAGAGACGGATTTATACCAGCAACCTCTGCTATCTTTGAAATATTGAGAAATGAAAAATAATTAAAGAATGATTGTAGATCATATTTATAAGAAAATTCCAATACTGGAACCTCCTTGCCTTCTTCCGCTAACATCTCTTTTATTTCCTCGTATGATTTCAGAAAATCAGCCTTAGCCGCTTCCGCTGTATCTCCGTAGCCGGCCAATCCAAAATCCGGTAACTCTTCTTCCATAAAACAGGAATAATAACCGTCTTTCGCACGTTCAAACAAAACATTCACTTTCATACTATTTATTTTTAAATGTGGCAGGCAATATTACCTGCCACTATCGCACCTAAAAGTCTTAAATTATGAAGTAAAGAAGTGCGGGGATTAAATCCCCAGCACTTTTCTTGCGTTACGTTCTATGTGAAGAGAAACCTCTTTAGACCCGTGACGGGGTATCGAAAACTTTTTGCCAGTCTTGGGACTGAACCAAACATCGTGTTCTCCGCCATGTCTCACAACGTAACAACCTGCCGCCTTTAATTCGGCGTAAAGTTGATTGTACTTCATAAAATAAAAGAACTTTTAAATACAGTGCAAATATAGCAAATTTGCAATAACCATGCAAATAATACAAATACATTTATTGCGAATTTGCTATATTTTAACATCGTAATATAAAGAATGAACTTTGGAAGATAACAACACACTTACTTTAGCGAACTGACAAACATTTCCTTTACCCTTTCCCTTACATAATCCTGATATTCATATTTAATCTTCCCGAGTGTGTCATGATATAGAATCCCGTATATCTGCCGGTTATAAATCTGGTAATTACCGTGTTTCTTCATATCCAGGAAGCGGGTATATAATGGAAGGTTAGAATGTGCGATTACTCCTTCGCCGTCCGGAATGACCGAATAATTCGGGTTCTGTAGTGCGGCCATTAATGCACCGGATCGCCCTTGTATGATCTCCCCGGTTCCCTGTACTTTCCTACGCTCACGGCCTTTCTGGTAAATCCGTTTGGTAGCGATATCCAGTTGGGCTTGAAATATGTCCTGTATTCCACGCCCGATCCGGTCGGTAAAGAAATCCGTTTTAAAATTCTCGGCCATTCAGTTATTCATTTTTTGAAAATCCGGTAATAATGTGCCTTTCCCCGGGTTCATCCTTAACAGTTTCATTTTTCTTGTTAGAGGTATATTTATATCTCCAATAGGTACATAATGTACCATTTACACCTATTGTAATAATACATATTATAACAGCTAACCAGAACCACGCAAAAGCATCCATTAGCATCTTGTTTTAAATGAGAAAGCCAGGCTCCACCCTGCAAACGTCCTGTAAAAGCCGGATTCCGGAAGAGTGGAAAGGCTGGTTAAATCCAGTTCCTTAGTGACAGGGCAACCAGTGGCGGAATCTTCTATCAGCATTTGTTTGATACGCTCCATAACCGGCTGCACCTCTTCGATAGTCTCATAAGCCCCTTTACGTTGGGGATCGTACTTGCTCATAAGGAAAATAACGCATAAATTATTTTCCCTCACATTATCAGCCGAAAGGCTGGCACCCGTTCCCGACGGGATCAGAATAAAGAGCACCGGACATTCTTCTTTTGATAGCCCCTGTATCGTCTTACTCATTTCCTCGTCAATGGTAACGGGTAGCACCTTCTTTATTTCAGGAATACGTTTTTGCACGCCTTCCCAGTATTCACGGTAAACCTTTATATCTATCATATTGTCAATCCCTGATAACGTTTTGCCTCCCATTCACGGCGGGTAACAAGCCCCGGAAGAATCTTACCGCCTCCGTATATCCACTTTTTAAACTCTGCCGGTATGGATGAATCATACGCATCTGCTCTGATCTTCTTATAAAGCGTTGATTTCTTTAATTTTCCGATACCTACATTAAAGCAAAAGCTTACTACCGCGTCAAACTGGTACTGTCCCAAATCAAGGGGAAGCGCGTTTACCTGGTTTTCTACCGCCCTGATATCCGATTCAAAGAAAGCATCGGCCTGGGCCTCGGTGATAACATCACCCGGTTTTACACCGGCCGTATGACCGTAACCGATCGTACATACTCCCGCGGCACATACATACGCTTTCAGGCGTAACCCTTCAAATTTCTTGATCTTGTTTTTTGTTCTTGTTGTCGTTCTCATTTCTTGTTACGTTTTTGGTGCAAATACTCAAATTTACATTTATACAGATAAAGCAATACATCCCAG